TGCCTCGAACACCTTGCGGACCTTGCGCCCCTTGCGGGCCTCTCGGGCCCGGCGGACCCTGTGCGCCCGCGCCTCCACCGGAGGTCCCGACGAGTTCCGCCATCTTCGCGAGAATCTCGTACAGGCGGTCCTTGTCGACTCGCGTGCGCGAGCGTTCGGCCTGGATTTCTTGAATGAGAGCGTCCATGTTCAATATACATAAAGCGTAGATAATCTTTAAAACCAGAGATGATTTTCATCGGACCCACCCGCCTCGCTGGCATCGGGCAACACTGTTCGAAATATACCGCCCTGTTCCCCGATGCCACCTATCACGTCATCGGTTCAGAAATCCCCGAGAGTGAGCACGGCCTGCTGTTCGCGATTCCCATGAGACAGGTTCTCGACCAAATCCCATACATCAAGAGTCGCGTGAAAAACCTCGCCCTCATGACGGTGTGTGAGACCATGGAGGTGCACGAAGACTACGGTCTCCTGTTCGAACACTTCAAGAGAGTGGCCGTGCCGAGTGAGTTCTGTCAGGAGGTGTTCTCGCGCCAGTTCCCCGACACGGAGTTCTACGTCGTCCACGCGCACTTGAACACCCCCGACACGTACACCTTCTATCACATAGGAAACATCATCGATGACCGGAAACAGTTCAACGGCATCCTCGAAGCCTTCGTTCGCCTGAACGAACCAAAGTCTCGCCTGCTCGTCAAGGCCACGTGTGTCAAGGACGTGCAAGTGAAACTGCCAAGGGTTGAAGTCATCAACGGCCTCATCTCCGACGAGGACATGGAGGAGAAGGTGCACCGACGAGGGGACTGCTACGTGTCCTTCAGTAAATCGGAGGGCGTTGGCATGGGCCCCGTGGAAGCCGCGCTGAGGGACAAGCCCGTCATCATCACCGACTTCGGTGGGGCCCCCGAGTACGTGAAGACACCCTACCTGGTGCCGTGTGAACTTCAAGAGCTCGAGAGGGACGATTTCCTCTTCAAAAAGGGTATGCGCTGGGGTAAGCCAGACCCGGTCAAGCTCTTGGAGTTCATGAGAGACGCCTTCGACAAACGTTTGCGGTACATGGACCACACGCACACGAAGAATCTGGTGGGGAGGGATGCGGTTTTACATGAGTTCTTCACCGATGTAATTGGTGGCCAACACGAGAAGACCCACGAATAGGGCGCCTTGCATCATGCTGTCCTTCTGCGCGAGGATGTAGAGGATGAGGTCATCCACGGGTTGGATGCCAGTGCTCTTCTTCGCGACTTTGGGGAGGATGGTCACGATGGCGATGTACAGGGCCATCGCGATGATGACCGGTCGGAGGTTCTCTTGGTCGAGAAACATTTTAATAAGAAATGAGAAAAAAATACCCCCAGTTGCATGTCATTTCTCAAACATCAAAAATGGAAACCCCCGAAGCTCAACGTATCCGTGCCATCACCGAAGTCCCCGCCCCACCGGTGAAGCGGGGGAGGTTTAGACGCCGCGATGAGGACGACGACATCCTCGTCCGATTCTTTGAGACCAAGGTGTACAGTTCGGGACACGTGGAGTACACGTCGGGTCGACGATTCTTTAAGCGTCGCCTAGACTTAGACACCCACTGGTCCGATTTAGAGACCATGACCAGGGAGTACCTGACGTACAGGCTCCTTTATGACCTCGAAAACGAGGGCATGGCCATACGCTGTGCTAAATACGATGACGAGGAACTCACGTTTCACCAACTTGTTTTAATTAAAATTACATAGAGAGATGTTTTTTACAATAGCCATCGCAACTCGCTTTAAATCTACACGGCTCCCCCGACTTCGTCTTCCCTTGACACAACTGCGCGCGCTTCGAACTGGTCTTCGCGACCTGTTTCTTCTCGCTCACGAGTCGTATGGCCCTTCCCGACCGGGCCTCCTTCATCTGGCGCGCTTTCGTGCTGTAGCGCCAGATGGAGTTTGCCATCGTGATGCACACGGAGTCGTTTCGTCCTGACGTCTGTGCGTCTTTATATAAGACATGCCACAAATCGTCTCGGACGACCTCCATGGTTCTGATTAACAAAGGACCCACACTTTTAACGCTTTTTACGCGGAATGGGTATGGGTGAGGTCTGACCCACCTTCTTCTTGGGTCTCTCGGGCGACGTGACCGGCGACACCGGTGGCACGGCGTAGGCCACGGACTGCAAGAGCTGTCGCAGCCTGTTCTTGTTCACCGCACCGCTGAGGTACAGGTTGGCGAGGTGTCGGCGCTGCGCGTTCGCCGTGGAAGGGTACGCGAACGCCGCGCGGTCGATGAGTTTCATCGCCTCCTTCTTGTTTTTGTTGTCAGCGCGTTCTTTAAGGGTGTTGTTGAGCCAACGCATACTACTACTTTCGTGGGATATTTTATTTTACGCGTCGGCGATGGAGGAGAGGTAGAGGTCCATCTCCCCCTTGAATTCCGGACACTTCTGTATGGTTCTCTGCGTGACCTCGTGTTGCACCGCGAGCACGCGTTCGCGGAACATCTTATGATCGATGCCCGTGGCGTCGTGAATCTCTTGCGGGGAGGCGATGTCCCCCGCGGCGCTCAGGTAGGCCATGGCGTGATTCGCGTGGACGACGCTGTGCATGGGGGACCCATCTTGTTGCGCCATCGTCGCGTACTTTGCCGACCTTTTCATCAACGCGTCGATGGTCTTCGTCCTCCCCCTCTTATTGTTCTGGGACACCACGCACGCCGTGCACACGACAACTAGGAGGTACAAGTACATTTCGTGTCTAAAATACCCCCAGTTTTTTTTTATGGAATCTTGACCCAAAAAATGAACACCGCCATAGCCGAGTGTCGCACCTTCAACCATGGTGATTTCCACCAGTACATAAAAAACCAGAGACCCGAAATCCTTCCATACTACGAGCAGCTGTACGTGCTCAAGACCGTGGGTCCCGTGGAAGGGTGGCGGGGGTGTCTGAGCCCGTCGCAGTACCAATCCCTTGTTAAACACGGCACTTTCGTGCTCGCCTACGCCTACGTCGTGCGCGTCCACGACACCCTCGCCCTCGTGGAGTGGTTCGAGACCCGCGTGCCTGGGAAGGGGTTCGCGACCTACCTCCGGCGTAAACTCCGGCGCACGTTCGGGGACGTCCTCCCCCGGAAGATTCCCGAAGGCACGTGTGGGTACTGGCGGAAGGAATTAGGATTCGACCACGAGGACGTGGACCCTAGGGAACACATGCATCTGATATGTGGAGAAGATGCCCGGTTCATGCAGTGGGATGCGATACTCATTTAAAAACTACCATCATTTCTTTACTAAACAAAAACATGTCGTTCGAGCACAACTCCCTCAAGAACCTCTTCCTCATCGACACGTACTGCAACGGCCTCTTCCACCGCGTGATGGAGAGGGACGTGTGCGTGTCCAAGTTCGAGAACCGCACCCTTCGCAAGCTCTGGAAACAGAGGGAGGCGGACCTCGATCACGATTTCAACGACGTCGTGAGCATCATCGAATACGATGAGTGGGACCTCGGCGTGCGCACCCATAGCAACATCCTCCTCTACACCGGGGTGTCCAAAACCTTCCAACAGGAGTACGGCGACTTACACAAAGAGCACGGGGTCACGTTCTGTTCCGACGACGACCCGGAGGACGTGATGATGAGCGTCGACCTAGGTGGTGATGGGGTCACGATTCACGTGGACGTCATGACCACCCTCGGGGAGGAGTACCCGCACGTGATTCGCGAGCTCGAGCAGAAGATTCCCGAGGACTCCGACGATAAGTTCGCCCTCGTGGTGGACGAGTGCACGGTGGAATCGTGTTCGTGGGAAGACCTGGTGGAGATTTTCGATTCCCACGACATCGCCCTCGTGTCTTTTAAGGAAATCCTGAACTAATATTGTAATGATCATCGACTGGCGTCGACACTGTTTCTTGTGCGAGAACCCCATCGACCTTCGCGTGTGTCCGGAGACGAACTATGAATACGTGGCCTACTACCATTACAGATTCATATATAACCCCATGCCCCTCTATATGAACATGATGTACTACAAGTTCATAGATAAAAAGTTGCGTCGCGTGTGTCTCGACTGTTTCGCGAGACATAAAAAACCTAATTTTAGGACCATCCGTGATAGGGAAATCGGGCGGTGTCGTATGAGACCGAGACAGTTCTTGAGTCTCACCAGGGATGAAATCGCCCAGTGGGTCCACGAGATGGAACTGTTCATGTACCCCCCAGAATCTGACGCATCTTCGCCATGACCGAGACGATCCAAAAACTCACACACATCGAACACATTCTCAAACGCCCGGACAGCTACGTCGGTCCCGTGGACCAGACGAGGGAGCCGTACTGGGTCATAGAGGGCGACGCGTTCGTGAAGAAGTCTGTGCAGTACAGCCCGGCGTTGTTGAAGATTTTCGACGAGATTCTCGTGAACGCGATAGATCGGAACAGCCTCTTCCCCAAGGGGGTGAGCTCGATCCTCGTGGACGTTGACCGAGAGGTGGGTTCCGTGACCATCTCCAACAACGGCCCGCTCGGTGGCATCGCCGTCCTCGAACACCCCACCGAGGGTGTGTGGAACCCCGAACTCACCTTTGGCCACCTCCTCACGAGCACGAACTACGACGACACGCAGAAACGCATCGTGGGAGGGCGGAACGGGTACGGTGCCAAGCTGGCAAACATCTACTCATCGCATTTTGAAATCACTATTAAAGATGGTGAAAACAAGCGACTGTATACCCAAAGTTGGAGCCACAATATGACAAAGTGCAATCCCCCGAAAATTAAAAAATTTTCAGGAGCCACCTCCGTCGTGAGCATAACCTTCATTCCGGACTGGAAAAGATTCGGTGGGATGACACACATGACCAACGACATCTACGAGATATTTAAAAAAAGGGTCTGGGATTGCAACGTGTACACGTCCTCCAACTGTAAAGTGAAGTTTCAAGGCGAACCCTTGGCCAAGATGTCCTTCGACAAGTACGCCAAGATGTACACCCAGTCCGACGCCATCGTGTCCACCAGTTTCGACCGCTGGTCCGTGTGCATCGCGCCCTCCCAAGATGGGTTCGAACAGGTCTCCTTCGTGAACGGCATCTGCACCACCAAAGGGGGCACGCACGTGGACCACGTCGCGTCTCAAATCGTGGCCGCCATGGGCACGAAGTTCAACTTGAAACCTCAACAAGTGAGGAACACTTTCTTCTTGTTCGTCAAGGCCACCCTCGAAAACCCGTCGTTCTCCTCGCAGGTCAAGTCGGAGTGCACGTCCAAGGTGGCTGACTTTGGAAGCCGTTTCGACCCACCGTCGTCGTTCGTGAAAGCGGCCCTCCGTTCGGGCATCCAGGAGGAACTCCAGACCCTCTCGAAGTACAAGGAGATGCAACAGCTGAAGAAGACCGACGCCGGGGCGAAGAAATCAAAAATATCGGGGGTGCCCAAGCTGGACGACGCCAACAAGGCTGGGACGGCGCAGTCCCATCGATGCACGCTCATCGTCACGGAGGGGGATTCAGCGAAGACCTTGGCGGTGGCCGGTCTCTCCGTGGTGGGGAGGGACTACTACGGCGTCTTCCCGCTTCGTGGCAAGTGTAAGAACGTGCGCGACGCCTCCGTGAAGACGCTCACTGAAAACAAAGAATTCTCCGACCTCAAGAAAATCCTTGGATTGCAACAAGGGAAGGAGTACACCGACACCAAAGACCTTCGCTACGGACGTCTGCTCATCATGACCGACGCCGACAACGACGGTTCGCACATCAAAGGTCTCCTTCTGAACATGTTTCACTACTTCTGGCCCTCCCTCCTCGCGTTGAACTTCGTGGAGAGCATGGTCACGCCCATCATCAAAGCCACCAAAGGGAAGCAGACCCTGAGTTTCTACACGGACAACGCCTTCCGCGTGTGGTACGGGAAGAACCAGTACGGTGGATGGAAAATTAAATATTACAAAGGTCTCGGGACGTCGACGTCCCAGGAGGCGAGGGAATATTTCAAAAACATCGAAAAGTTGGTGGTAAAGTTCGACGTCGACACCATGACCGACGCCTCCATCGTGCTCGCGTTCGACAAGAAAAAGGCGGACGACCGAAAGACGTGGCTCCTCGACACGTCCGTGAAGGACCCCAAAGAGCTGGAAATCCCTTACGGCCAGGTCGAGCGCATCACCATCAGTGATTTCGTGCACAAAGACCTCGTCAACTTCAGCATGGCCGACCTCAAGCGGTCCATCGCCCACGTCGTCGATGGTCTCAAACCGTCCCAACGGAAGGTGCTCTACGCGTGTTTCCACAAAAACCTCAAGGAGGAGATGAAGGTGGCCCAACTCGCGGCGTACGTCGCCGATAAGAGCGCCTATCACCACGGTGAAGTGTCCCTCGCCGACACCATCGTCAAGTTGGCCAACGACTACGTGGGCTCGAACAACGTGAACCTCCTCGTCCCTTGTGGCCAGTTCGGCACCCGTCTGATGGGTGGGAAAGACGCGTCGCAGACCAGGTACATTTTCACCAAGTTGGCGCCGGAGACGCGCGCCCTGTTCGACCCCTCGGACGAGCCCGTGCTCACCCGCATGGAAGACGACGGACGAGCCATCGAACCGGAGTTCTACGTCCCCATCATTCCCATGGTTCTCGTGAACGGCACCGAAGGCATTGGCACCGGGTTCAGTTGTTCTGTGCCCCCATTCAACCCGATGGACATCGTCAAGAACATCGAGCGCATCCTCGTCGGTGAACCGGTGGTGCCCATGCGCCCTCACTACAGGGGGTTCAAGGGCACGATGACCCGGGACGGCACCTCGTGGGTCGCGGAAGGCACCTGGAACGACGGCGTCATCACCGAGCTCCCCCCGGGGAGGTGGACCCAGGATTTCAAAGAGTACCTCGACGAACTCGTGGATAAAAAACTCATCAGTGGGTACACCAACAAGAGCACCATCGAGGACGTGCACTTCATCGTCAAGGGCTACACCGGCTCGGACCCGGTGAAAGACTTTAAACTGCGAAAGGTCATTCACACGTCCAACATGCACCTGTTCCACCCCGTCAAGGGCATCCACCGCTACGAGACCCCGGAGGAGATTCTCCGAGATTTCGTGCTCGTGCGCAAACACTACTACGTGAAACGCAAGGCCCATCTCATCCAGGAGTACGAGACCCGCGCGCGCGTGTGCACACACAAAGCCCTGTTCGTGAAGATGGTGGTGGACGGACAGCTTCGCGTGTTCAAGAGGAAGAGGGCCGAGCTCGAACAAGAGATGCTTCACACCTTTCCCATGATTGACGGCAAGTTTGACTACCTCCTGAACATTCGAACCTACCAGTACACGAAGGAGGCGGTGGAATCCCTCATGATAGAGGCGGCGCAGGCTGCGAACGACCTCGAAGACCTCAAGAAAATAACACACACCGAGATGTGGCAGAACGACCTCAAAAAATTGTACGCGTAAAGTAAGCATGGGCGAAGCGGCGCACGTCGCACTCAGCGCCATCGGTAAACAGGACACGTACCTGCTTTCAAAGGACCCAGAGCAAAGTTTTTTTAATTACAACACCGAACAACACGCAGATTTTCGCAAGTTTCATCGGAACCGAAACATCGTGGCCCCTTCGAACCGACAGGCGTCGTGGCCTTTCGGGGAAACCATAAAGGTGCAGTACGACCCTCGAACGAACATGGGCGATTACCTCTCGAACATGTACGTGAGCCTCACCCTCCCCGCATTGGAGGTGGGTGGGAACTACGCCGACCAGGTCGGAAGACACATCTTCGAGTACGTGCGCATGTACGTGGACGAGATGGAGGTGGAGACGTTTTGGGGGGACTGGGGCATCATTCACGACGAGATGTACACGGAGATGTCTGAAAAGGTGGCGAACCGATTCCTCCTCAACAGGTCTCTCGCGTTCGACACGTCCGATGGGGCGAACAATTTTGCCGAGTACGCGTCCGACGTGGTGGTGCCCCTGAACTTTTTCTTTTCTCGCAAGTACGCCGCGGACGAGTACGAATCGAACCAACCGAATCGCCCGTATTTCCCCGCGTGCGCGTGCCACCGACAGAAGATTGAGTTTGAATTCAAGTTTCACCCTCAACAGTTCTTCGCGAACACCACGCAGACCCTCACCCTCTCGGAGTTCGACATCGTCACTGAGGAGATTTCAACCACCCCCGATGAACGCCTGTACACCATGAACCACAGGGGCCTATGGGTGACGGACGTCGTGAAGAAACACCCCGTGGTCACGACCGACCCATCCTCCGCGGTCGTCAAGAACCAACTCGTCCCGAACATCCCCGTGAAGACGTTGCACTGGTTTTTCAGGAACACAAAGTTCGAGGACCCCCTCGTGGTGAAAGAGCCCGGGGAAACTGAGGAAGGGAACTTTTACATCCACAACAGGTTTAACTTTAGCTCCAACGTGAACTTCGACCAGTTGAACACGTTCTTCGACCCCGTCATGGACAAGGCCCGGTTCTACATTCAGGGGAATCAACTGCCGAACATCACGTCGTCGGACCACACGTACTTTAAGTACTACGTACCCTATGAAAAGAGACTGTCGCGCCCGATTAGAAACATTTACTCGTATGCATTCTCAATGAACCCAGTGAATGTTCAACCGTCGGGGAGTTTAGATTTCAGTCAGTTGGAGTCGAACAAGACGACCATCGAGTGCGACCTCTTGCCGACATCGGAGACCTATAGTTTACACATGTATTACACCGGCTACGAAACTTTCAAATTTGAGAACGGGTTCATGTCGCGTGCTTATTCGCCATGAGCGCGTCTTTGTGCGCACTCACGAACGAGATGACGTCATTCTTTATGCACCACTTGATGAAATTCAACTGCGCCACGGTCGTCTGAATTTCCTCATCTGTTCCGGGGATGACGTACGAAATCTTCTCGGCGCGACAGAACGGGTCGAACAACTTTTTACTGTACCCCAACAACGAGCTCTTGTACGCCGTGTGCACGGAGAACACCTTCCCATCTTCCGTCTTGTAGGACGTGTGATTCTTTTTGGCGTAGTTCGTGATGAACCACTCGAGGTTTCGTAGGGAGATTCCTGATTTTTTGTTTAATACGTTCACGAGTGTAGCTTTATTCTTTTCGTCGCTGTAAAATGCATTGATGGATGATAGCAGAATATCTGATTTACTCATTATTGTTAAATAATATACTGTTCAAATCTATAAGCTTCTTTCGGTCTAACTCTAAGCACGCGGGGCAGTTGTCTTGATACAGGACGTCCATGCCGTGGATGTGGGACGTCGACACGTCTATGGCCACGGGTTGCAACTTTTCCCTCTGATATAGATGTATCGTGCAGTACCCGTGGTGCGTCCCTCGTCGCGTGCACCGCACCCCATCCTTTTTCACACCCTTACACCGCGTGCGGTCCGTGAACGCCGGCACATCGCGAAGCAGCAGGTCCTTTGATATGTTGTGATGCATCGCGATGTGGTTTATGTACCCGTCCAACTTTTCGTTGTACTCCAAAGTCACTGCGTCCAACTGCGACCGCACCCGTCGCTCCACCTCATCCTCTATCATCTTTGCAATCCTCTGACTTATGTCCTCCATCACCTACACCACTGTTTTTAGAGAGCTCGAAATTTTTAAATAATTGGGTGATTGTGGTCTTCTGCTTCGCAGGGGCCCTCTTTTTCTTTGGGGGTTTATTTTTCTCGATTATCTCTCCAAAGATGGTTTTTTTGGGTTCTGGAACTAGGGGTTCCAGGAGGTCGCATACGGGGTTCAAGAACTTATTCAAGAAGTAATAATGGTAATCCACGGGAATGTTGTGCTCTTCCACGTACGCGGGGTCCTCGGCCTTTTCGAACGCCCTCGCCTTGGGGTCCTCCGTCTTCGTCAGTATATAGGGGACGCGGTCCCCGCTTTGCGGTTCCGACCCGGGCTTTCTCTGACGCATCTTGTTGTGCACCTGCACGTGTCCCATGGAGATGTCCCAACTTCGGTCGATGTCTTTGATGGACACGGGGGTGCCTTTCACTTTATAGGTGTCCGACAATGATTGACTCAAGATGAGTTTCGAATGGGGCACATCACCGGTGAGCAACTCAAGGGCGCGCTCCCTCGCCAATACCTGCGGTGGTTCGGGTTCCGAAGATTCGAGGATGACGTCTAACAACTCCTTGCACACCTCACGGACGTGGGGG